TGGATTTCTCGACATCAATCGCCGACATCGTGCCGAGCGCCGATTTCGACTCTGCTCCAACCATGGGCGGCCCGTACAAGAACCCACAGAACAACAGAGTGGCGGCGCTGAGCCTGGACAATGCGTCCGCCGGCCCAGTTTCCTCCTCCTCTTCAAAGAACCCATTTGGTCTGACTGACGACCAGTTGAACGCGGCGATCGCGGGCATTGCCGCAGTCGCTGCATTCTCCAAGCCGGTTCAGAACAAATTGGCGGATCTGATTCCTAAATTTATGAGCGACGCAGGTGACCTTTCAGCGACGGGCATGCTCGCCACCGCATTCATCGCGGCTGTTATTTTTTTCATTGTCCACAAATTCGCCAAGCCTCCTCAGAAAAAGTGAGTAACCATTTTGTTACCAATTTCTAATTGGAGTAGAGAGCGCCCGCCATTCCATCTTTAATGCGCAGGACGTTGTAGTTGACGGCGTAGAAGTAGCGACCGCTGCCTCCAGCAAGTGTGCTCAGTGAGACACCAGCGGGTGCGACGATACGGAACGTATCGATGCGTGAAAAGTTCAGCGTGCCAGTCGGCTGAAGCTTTGACGTGTCCAGGCAGTATGAGATGATGGCGACGTTCGCCGTCGACGCGGCCGTTCCGGCGCCGTGGTTGTACCCATATGGCGTGAAGTAGTACTGGGGCACATCGATCCACTGGAGCATGGAGCGCGAGTCGCCAATGTCCACGCCGTTAATCTGCGTCTTGAACTGGTAGTTGGCGGCTGTAATCGGGGATGCAGCATACACCGAGCTGTAGTTGTTGGACTGGAATGAGAGAAACTTGATGGGGTGAGCAAGAGCCAGCTCCTGCATGTTTGCGGTGCCAATCGGGATACGGTTCACCTGTGTGATCAGCATATCCATCGGCGTGTTGGCAAAGTACTCACGCTCAGCCTGGTCCAGGTACACAAAGTTGGTCCAGGCCTCGTACTGGAGCGCCGTGTTGACATTTGCAGCCCACGTGATACGAAGCTCGACGTCGTGGTACTGGAGAGCCACCAGGGGCAGCGACACGTTCCAGTCCTTGCAGAAGAAAAACTTGAGAGGCAGGAAACCAGCGGTGATATTCGTAGGGCCAGCTGTGTTGTGGTTCAGGAAACGCTGAGAGAAGTTCTGAGCACCGGTGATGGGCTCGATGCTTGTCATCCACACGATGTCCTGCGTGTCGACAATCTGGCCACCGATGAGCAGCTCGATCTTGTCGATGACGTTGGTCCAAATGGTTGTCGGAATGACAGCAGCGTTTGAATCCTTGGCGATCATATAGATGCTATTGATGAGGTCACCCTTCTTCTCCAGACGGATCGTGGAGATGTTGCCAGCTGCGGGGTTACCCTGGATCAGCTGGCGTTCGAAAGAATTGGCGTAGTGCGTGTAACGTTTGTAGCTGGAACGGAAGAAAGACACCTCCGGCTTACCAGTCAGCCACGCGTCCTGAGCACCGGTTGCGACCAGCTGAACGATACCACCAGACATTTACAATGGCGTGAGAAAAAAACTGGTCCCGTCCGTCGTTCGCCGCGAAGCGGCCATGGCAAACTTTCCACCTGCGGTGGAAAGGCGATTCAGTCCTGAATCATGATACCGCAGTACTCGAGTGACCCCTCGATGGGTGTATAAATGCCGAGCGTTTTACAGAGCGCCTTGAGATCTTTGAACGACGCCCAGAATTCTGGGGAGTGGTCGTACTCGTCGACTGTGACGTGAGCCAACTCATGAATAAGCACATTCATCGCCGAGTTTATATCATCCTTGTCCAGACAGATGTAAATTTCGTACCCTTTATTGACGTTGTAACCTATAGTGCCTCGGTTCATTCTGGACCCGTGGATTCCGGTGAGGATGCACCGCTTCCTGAGGCGAGCGAACCGTGGGTCGACGACATCAGTCTCCTTGAGGTGGTTCAAGAGCGTGTCGTACCGCTGACGGAGATCCGTCATGAGTGGCGCTTCACGGCGACTGCTCCACGCGGCAACCGCGAGGGTCACGATGAGCAGCCCCGTCTGTATGATTCCGGACGCCATCTACTGATCTAGGCGTAGAAAAACAAAATGTGCATAAATGTCGGTGACGAGTCCTGTCGTTTCTGGAACGATTGGCCCCCACGCGACGCATCGAAACTCAGGTTCGAGCGCCTGACGAAGAATGTTTCCGTCCAACAACGGCTCGTACTTGGGTCCGTCTGCGTAAAATGGACCATCCGTCAGACTCATGAGAACCTTGTCGCCGTGGACCTCAAACACATTGCCGAGTGCGTCTGGGGAATTCGCGCTTTCGATGAGACTCTTCTCTGGTGTGATGCCGATGAGATGTCCCCCTGGCTTGACTGCCAACTTGATCGCCTTGATGCTCTGTTAAAAGTGATCTCCGAAAATATACTGGATGGAAAAGTTGTAGCACACCGTGTCAAACGGACCTGCAAACGCCGCCTGGCGAATGTCACCGGCACCCAGAAACCACACCCCGAGACCAATGTCAAATGCCCGCTCCTCCGCCTCTAGAAGAGATTTTTCATCCGGATCGATGGCGGCGACCCGAGCACCGACAGACTTCCACTTGTGCCAATCGCCACCGCGACCGCACCCGCAATCAAGAACGTACGAGTTCGGTGAGACCCACTGACTGATGAGGTCACGCTTCGCCTGGTTATGGCGTTTACGGAGCTGATCCATGATGTCACTTAAAAGAGTGACGTCCTGTAGTTTTAAATGGGTTCTCTTGAGCAGGATTACTTGACGGTGCCAGGACAGCTTTTTGCACTGATTTCCATGGTCGGACCTGACATGCCTCAGAAGAATGAGAAGCTGGGTCTGAAGATCCGCGGCTGCTTTGCCACCAAGGATGATGCAGAGAGTCACGCCAAGCGTCTTCAGAAGGAGGATGCGCTCGTCGACATTTACGTCGTTGACATGTACAAGTGGCTTCTGATTCCTCCCGACCGTCTCCAGATTGACAACGTCCACTACCAGAACGAGAAGCTGGAGGAGATTATGACCAAGTACCAGGAGAACCAGCGACAGGCGGCATCCATGTTTGAGCAGCGGAAGCGTGACATGCTCGCCAAGCCTCTCGAGGGGTCGGCGACGCCGTTCATCACGCCCGGGGATGAGAATTCCAAGTATTACACCAAGCCGGACGTACCGCCCATTCCTCACCCAGCCGAGCTCATCGATGACCTGAAGAAGGAGTTTCCAGACAAGGAGATGCCCGAGCTTGTGAAGATTGCCGATGACCGTATCGCCGAGGAGATTGAGCGTCGTCGCGTTCAGCAGGAGGAGGAGCGCGCGAATGCGCCTCCCGTACAGATTGACGCCGGTCCAGCACCCGAGCCTATCGGTGCGGGAAGCGTTTCAGGTGGACTTCTGGGTTGAGCGGACAACGGTACGAGGTACCTCTTGGAAAAAAAACATAAACAAATATAAGGATGAAGGTACACTGGTCATTGTGGGTAGCGCTTGTCGTACTCGTTTTGATTCTGGTGTTTCTTTCAGCACGCAGAGAGGGGTATGCTCCTCCGCGTGATGAAAATACGCAGCCCCCATATACGAATGACATCTCAAACACGGTGACGACGTCAAATAATCTCCCGTATGTCGATTCGACGAGCAATGTCGTTCAGGTTGACCGTCAGACTGATGTTTATAAAGACATGGCGGGTATGGACTATCAAATTCAGGCGGGAAATCCCATTCTCAATTTCATTCAGGGCGATCCTTCATCAAACGTAATGTATGGTGATTTCGTAGCACACCAGTCTGATGGAGGGTCGGCACAAATGTACGCATTTCTTGGTGATCTTGATATTACATCATCTGAACCCACGCAGAAATTAAGCGATAACTGTCCTCATTCAATAGCTATTATACCAAACAAGAACCTTACACTTGAGGTGGGTACACATCCAATTGACAAGGACTCATATATCATTAATGTATACCCACCTCTTCGCGTTGTTGTAACTGGACCCGGTGGTGAGCGTGATGAGAGAAATTACCCGGCAACTGAATCATGCCCAACAATGGTCAAGTTGGCACTTGATAAAGAAAAGATGTACGACACACTGATTCTGACATCAGATACAAACATCAAGGCATCGTCTAACCCTGGAGAAGTAAATCCAACAATGATGAAAACTGTTTACGGTGTTGATGTGAATGGAAACCTCATCAACCCAACCGAAATTGAAACGACGGCAAATGCAAATGCAGTATTCAACCTTCAATACGGTTTTGACGATAAAGGAAGATCTATCACCAACTCAAGTGACAGTGCACTTCAATACGGCTTCAGTGCGGAAGGAAACATCGGAAAATCAGATTCCGGACAGTATATACCAACCATGACTTCACCGAACACACCCTTTTTGGGAAATCAACCTGGAATCAGTGCTTAAGAATCACCGGCGTCAGCGACTTCCCCAACAATAACCCAATGAAAAACGCAGCAAATACAAGAATTATAGTCTCTTTTGAAATTTTTTCAAGCATATCAACCGACTGATTCTGAGGATGAAACACACGGGGACCCGGATCATAATACGAGCGTGCGTCGTGCTGCTGATGGTGCTCCTCGGCCTCGACCTCGTCGACGAGCTGGTGCTGGGGGTCGTTCGTCTCCATCACTGGAAAGCTCGGTCTCGTCGGCGCCGGATCGAACATCCGGTCCATTACTCTCAGAGTCACTGCTACTTTTATCTTCAACTATGAATCCAGCGAGGTTCCCCTCCGGATCAGCATCACTCTCACTTGAGATATCCTCCGTGTCATAGGATACCTCAGATGAAACGCTGCCAGACTCGGCGGAGTCGTAGTCGTCATCGGCGTAATCATCCTCGCACACCTCCTGCGGTGTGTAACGCTCTGGAGCCTTGACGGTGCGACCAGACCGAGTACGAGTCACGGGATTACTGACCGTGGCTTCTGGGGTCTGGAAAGTGTCCACTGATGGCTTGTCCTGTCCGGCTGACATCAGTCTCTGTATCCTCAGGGGCTAAATCGTTTAAGTACTTTGGAGAGAAATACAGGCCATTCTTCTGTGCGATTTCGAACAAAGTCGTCTCACCTTCGACACCCATTTGAACGGCGATGGATTCGAGCGTCTCCTGGTGTTCATGGTCATCTGCGCGCCGGATGAACAAGGCGAGGTTACGAACATCCTCAATCGCTTGGTAAAGTCCCCCAGCTCTTTGCTCGAGACTTGCCTTTTGGTTTTCGAAAACTGCTAGATGACTTTGAAGCAGCTCCCACGTTTGAGGGTCGAGACCCGAGTACGGATGCACCTCTCTGAGGAACCGATTCTTCTTGCCACCAAAAGTCGGGAATAAGATCACAAATAGACACATAAGTAGAATTATCCACAGCAACATTGCTGCGTAATTCCTCTACTATACTCGGAGAAAGAATATGTTCCCTTCCGACAAACTTTTGCTCCTTGCAGTCGTCGTCATGACACAACTGGCATATACGTCCACGTGAAATACCAAACCAGACGTGATTCGACTTGTGTACACCCTGGATTCGCTCACAGTACTTTGAATCAGTCTGGACGATGATTTTATCCTTCCCCTTTCTGAGGACACGCCGAACATTTGCCAGTTCCTGACCTTTGAGATACTTGCGTATGTAACGTTCCA